GGAGCGGTAGACGAAACGAAGGTACCGACTGCGAAGTTTATGCACTTCACGCTGCAATGTCTCAAAAGGTTCACGCTAAAACTAGCGCCCAATGGGATGCACTTGAAAACAGCTTAAGTCAGAAAGACATGTTCAGCGCTGAATTAGAAAGCGAAGTTGAACAGAAAGCTACCAAGCGAAAACGCCAATCATCTGCCACTCGCCCACGGCGAAAGCGTGGCTTTAGTACTCAGGTTAGATAATGAATGAACCAAAACGTTTAATCAAAGGTGACTACGCCAAGTGGTCACGCAAAGTGGCGAACGCATCACACACTTATCAGTACATTCTGGTTGGCCCCGAAAGCAAATTTACCATCGACACGACTGTGGTTGATGGGGCGCTTCATGTTGACCTTGGTTCTGAAGAAACGAAAGGGTACCAGTCTGGTGAGTATCGCTGGCATTTGTTTAGTGATGATGGCACTGGCCGCAGAACAGTCGACCATGGCTACATCATTATCGACGCTAACCCTCATGATTTAGAGTATTGCGACACAACCAGCCATGCAGAACGTGTTTTAAAGGCGATAGAAAAGCGCATTGAAGGCCGCATTCTTTCTGATCACGAAAACTATACCGTTGATGGCCGTAGTTTAACTCGCATACCTATTGAGCAGCTTGAAAAATTGAAGCGCAAGTACAGCTGGCGCGTTCGCAGTGTTAGGCAGAAGAAAGGCCTAACTAAACCCCCACGTCGAGCTTACTACAGGTAGTGTATGTTTAATCTCTTTAAAAAGTCGAAAGGCGAAACCGAGCGAGTTGAACCAGTTCTTGGGAAAGGCGCTGGTTCTAGCCGTGATCGTCAGCGTCATAAATTGCATGCACAGGAACGCTTTGCTGCAGCAAAAAGTCCACGTATCAGTTCAAATAATTTCTTTGGTTCTGGTCTTAGCATTGATGAAACGTTAAGACGCGATTTATCAAGAATTAAGGCTGCTAGTCGCAAAGCTGGTGAAGACGTTGGTTATATGAAACGCTTCTTTTCCATGGTTCAGACTCACGTTGTTGGTGATAAGGGGCCGCGCTTACACGCTGAAGTTCGCGGAAACGATGGGAATTTAGACCGCGTAGCTAATCAATCTATTGAAAAAGCGTTCGCTAAGTGGTGCAAAATTGGCGTGTGTGAAATTAGTGGGCGCATGGACTTCATTGGGGCCATGCAGCTCATTGCAAAAACCGTATGCCAAGACGGTGACATTATCATTCGTCACATTCACGGCGCACCCAATAAGTTTGGGTATGCCATTCAGCTTATTGAAGCTGACCTGTTGGACGCCACTTTAAACAAAGATTTAGGAAACGGCGTTCGCATTAAAATGGGCGTTGAGATAGATAAGTGGGGCAGGCATGTAGCTTACCACTTATTAACTAATCACCCTGGTGAACATACGTGGCGTCATGACAATACTGGCAAACGCTACGTTCGTATTCCTGCAGAGGAAATCATTCTTCCTTTTCCAATGTTCCGCCCTGGTCAAACTCGCGGTGTTCCATGGGCTCACGCATCACTCTTAGATTTTCACGATATCGGCGGTTACCGCGAATCAGCGCTAGTGGGTAGCAGGGTTGCAGCTAGCAATATGGTTATTTACGAACGCGACCCAGAGCAAGAAGCCCCCGAAGAAGAGGACGAAGGTGATTTCATTTTCGAACTTGAGCCCGGCGGCGCTGCAATTACCCCAGAAGGCTACCGCGCAAAAGAAACAAACTTCCAGCATCACGGCGATTCGGTTGAAGGCTTTCAGAAAGCCTCGCTTAAAGGTGCGTTTGCTGGCGTTGATGTGAACTACAACACAGGCGCGAACGATTATGAAGGCGTCTCATGGTCAAGCCTTCGCCAAGCAGTACTCGAAGATAGAGAGCACTGGAAACGGCTTCAAGGTTGGTTAATAAGCCAAGTGGTTGGCGCTATATATCAACGCTGGCTTAAACATGCGCTTTTGAATGGCGCCATAGATAACTTGAGAGGTTATGACTTAGAGCGCAGCGTTGATGCATTTTCTTTCAAAGGCCGCAGATGGCAATGGGTTGACCCATTAAAAGATGAACAGGCCATTGGCGCTGCCATGGATAACTTCACCGTTAACCCGATGGACGTTCTGAATGAAAAAGGTGTTGATGTCGACGAAATGGCAGAAGGCTGGCAGCAATATCTTCAGATTTTAGGTCCAGCGATGGAGCTGGCTAAAGGTTTTGGTATTGGCAAAGGGGCAAAAGTTGCAGCTGCAGCCAATAAGAACGCCCCTAAAAACGATGAAGAAGAGGGCGAACAGTGAACGTAAATAAAGTTACTGCAGCCATGTTGCGCAAAGGGCAATGCCCTGTCATGCAGCGTGACATGGAAGCGCAAATTGAAAAGGTAGACGAAGAAAGCCGTATCGTCACCCTTAGCTTTTCCAGTGAATATGAAGTTGAGCGCTGGGGATGGGTAGAAACCCTTGGTCACGAAGAAGGTGAATGTGACCTGGCACGCATTAACAATAAAGGCCCGTTCCTTAGTGATCACAACTGGAACGACCAACGCGGTGTTATTCAAAAAGCATGGATTGAGAAAGGCCGTGGCTACGCTGAAATAAAGATGAGCCGCAACCCGCTTGGCCAGCAGCTTCTTATCGACATGCAAGATGAGATTCGCGTGAATGTATCTGTTGGCTACCGTATCCACGCCGCGAAATTAACCCGCGAAGAAAACGATTTAGATTACTACCGCGTTACCCACTGGGAACCGCTAGAAATATCTTCTGTATCAGTACCGGCAGACCCTACCGTAGGTGTTGGTCGAAACGCTGAAACAAACGACAACCCCGTAAAAATAACCACCACTGAGGTACGTAAAATGGATGATACCAAAATCCAAGACAACAACGCCCCGGATGAAACGGCCGAACGTTCGGAATCACCGGAAACGACTAACCAAACTAAGCGTGAATTCGCAGAGCCACGTAAAGTTAAAACTTCACCTGAAGCAAGCGATGCTCAACGTATTGCTGAAACTGCACGTCAGTACGGCGCGACTGAACTAGGTAACGACTTCATTGCTAAAGGTCGCAGCTACGAAGAGTTCAACAAAGCGCTTATTCGTGAGCTTCACGGCAAGCGAAAAGACCCTGAAGCCGAATCTACTATGATTAATTTGGACGTCAGTGAAAAAGAGCTACGCAAGTACAGTGTTATCAATGCGCTTCGTGCTGTTGCTACGGGTAACTTTAAGAATGCTGGCCTTGAGCGTGAAATGTCAGAAGCTATCGCTCAAAAAGTTGGACGTGATGCTGACGGTATCTACCTTAGCTATGAAGCAATGGGCTATGGTTTGCGTCAAATGCAACTTGCGCGCATGCAATCAGCTGGCGGTGCGGGTAAAGGCGCTGAGCTTGTAGCTACCGAGCTTCATGCTGAAATGTACATTGAAGCACTTCGCGCACAAGCAGTGGTGGGTCAATTAGGTGCGCGCATGGTGTCTGGCCTTGTGGGTGATGTTGATATTCCTAAACAGAATGGTTCGGCAACCTTCTACTGGGTAGAGGAAGACGGTGCAGCTACAGACAGTGACCTGTCTTTCACCACTGTACAGCTACGACCTAAAACGCTAGCTACTGCAGTTCCTATCACTCGCCGTATCATGAACCAGTCTACGCCAGATATTGAAGCGCTGGTTATGGCTGACATCATGCGTGGTCAAAGCTTAGGGTTAGACCAGGGCGCGCTTTACGGTTCGGGCATTGGCAATGAACCTACAGGTATCGCTAATACCAGCGGTATCGGTGCAATTTCGTTCGCTACACCAAATAGTCCTACATGGGCTGAAACTGTTGCATTTGAAACTGACGTGGCAGAAGCCAACGCAGATGCTAACACCATGGCTTATCTAATGCGCCCGTCTTTACGCGGCAAGCTTAAAACGACTGAGAAAGCTTCAGGCACAGGCCAGTTTATTTGGCAGAATGGCCGTGTTAACGACTACAACGCTGCAGTAACAACACAAATGAACGCTGGCCAGATGTTGTTTGGTGACTTCTCGCAAGCGCTAATTGGCTTGTGGGGTGCGCTTGACGTGGTACCTGATCGCGCTACCAAAGTTGCTAGCGGTGGTCTTGTTATGCGTTTGTTCCAAGACGCAGACGTTGCGGTTCGTCACCCTCAAGCTTTCTGCTTGGGTGAGTAATCCACATAATTTTTAACTAGCAAAGCACCTTCGGGTGCTTTTTTTTAAGGTAAAAGAAAATGGCTAGAGATAGTAAAAAAGTAAGCTTTGAGCTTACACGCGGTGTGCGCCTTATGGGTAAAAGCTACTTTCCTAAGGCAAAGGGTAAAACAATCATCTCAATTGATGCTTCGATGGCAAAGGAACTGCAGGCAGCGTCGAAAGGTAAGATTGTCGACGCAAAAGCTAATACTGAAATCGAAGTGCCAAAAATCGATGACGGTTTAGACGCGGCGTTTGGTCCAGAAACCGATGGTGAAAGCGAATAGCTATGAGCTTTCAAGATGATCTTGCCGCAGATATGGAGTCAGTTTTTTTTGCTGACTTTAAACATGTGGCGGTTATCTCTGGTGTAGAGGTGAATGGATACCTTTACACCAGAGCGCATGAGTTCGGTGAACTGGACACTAACCAAGTTCAGTTCGACACGCCGAAAACATCGCTACCAGCCATAAAGCGCAGGGAGCCTATCACGGTAAATGGCGTTAAATACCTTTTCGTGACAAAGCAAGAGTCAGGCGAAGTCACCAGCTTGATCCTTGAGCGTGTTTAGTAATGTCAAAAATTGTATCGGTTAACTCAAAACAAGCCTTAGCTGAAATGAAGCGAATGAGTCGTGCGCTAGATACTCATAGAAAAGGTGAGGTTAACCGTGCAATGGCGGCAACCATCAACGATAGCCTCAAAAAGTCACGGACGAAAATTGTTCGCCGTGCTTCTAAGGTCATGCAAGTTAAACAAGCACCTATAAGACAGCGTGTGAAAATCACGCGTGCTAAAGCGACTAGCCTGCATGGAAAAGTGTGGGCCGGTACCAATAGGTTGTCTGCAAGAACGGCAGGCGCTAAGCCGCGAGGTGATGGTCATGCGGTTGGTCCTTATGAGTGGCCAAACACATTCACCAATAAAGGCTTACGAAATATTTATATTCGAAAAGGTCAGGGCAGAGGGAATATTGAAGTGGCAGGTTTTGGTGCGAAGTTCACAGAGCAAACGCTTAAGAATGCGGTAAACCAAGAGACCGAGGCCTCACTTGCTAAAGACTTTCCTTTAGAGCTGTTTCGCCAATTGACCTGGCGATTAGATAAAGCGCTAGGAATTAAGTAATGGCCACACGTTCACAGATACGAGAAGCAATCCGCGCGATAGCGGAGCCTGCTGGCTTCTCTACTACATTTAATTACTCTCCAGCGCAGATATTCGAAGACGAACTACCTGCGTTAAAGGTCTTCTTTAATACTGGTGAAACTGAATATGACTTCGATGACACCGGAATTACAGAGGCACAAGTCATTGTTGAAATCATGCTTCGTGATCCGGGCAATATTGATGATGCATTAGACCAAAAAGCCACTGCAGTGCAGCAGCTGCTGCGCGAAAAACCCCAGTTAGACGGCCTGATTGAAGGCATGAATAGAACCAACTTTGCATACGACCGTGACAGTGAAACGACTATCGGTGAATTGCAGCTTACTTACACAATACAATACCTAGACGAGGATTAATCATGAAGGGTAAATTAGTTTCATTGCACTTATCAACCGATGATGGCACTTCTTTCGGTAATTCAATAGCCGATATTATGACCATGGAGCCTGGTGAAATGACCAGTGAAGTGGTTGATGCAACTCAGTACGGTACCGAACATGACTGGAAAGAGTCAGACTACGGTTTACGTGATGGCGGTGAATGGAATATCACGGTCCGCTACCGTGAAACGCAGACTGATGTTGAAAGTATTATTGATGCGTTCCACAACGGCACGAAAAACCACGTGCAGGTGCAATTTCCAGCGCCGATTGCTAAAACACTATCATTCCGTTGCCTAACTACGAAAGTCGGTTATGCAATTCCCAAAGAGGGTCAAATAGACAGAAGCTTAACGCTAAAAGTCGATGGTCCTATTCTTGAAGAAGATCTTACTTAATGTTTGGTTTCTTTAAGCGTTTTATCGCTGAGCGTAAGATGCCGAAGGATAAAACCTTCGTGCATCGTGCGCAAAGTGCAGCGGTTAAATTGGGGCGTTGGCTTATCGTTGAGCTTTCTGCAGCAGATGCTGTAGTGATTATGGACCAACTCAATCTTATTCAGCGTTCCCATGCTGACTTGGAAGAGAAAGGGCGAAATGTAATGGCACTGAGATACCAGGCTATTGCAATGTCGCTGCGCACAAAGACTGGGCGCATTCCTTTAAAGTGGGATAGTGAAACTGACCTTCTATTTCTCGCGTCATTCCCACAGTCGAAAATTTCCTTAGTGCTTGCAGAGATTGCCAGTGTTTCTGATATGCCTTGGATAGACCCCCTCTATCAACCACCAAGCAGTGAAGGCAACTCGCAATCAGAAGAGCCCGAGCCGCTTAGTGATGAGGATTTAGCAAGAAACCCCTCATAGGCCAGCCGTATCGAACAGCCACACTTAGGCTGGCCTTAAAGCTAGGCTGCGAAGATGCAGACTCCCTCCTAGATAGACTCAGTGCGTCAAAGCTTCTCGAATGGTTACGATTTGGCGAAATCGAGCCATACGGCGGCAAAATTGACCAGTTCCAAGTGGCTGGTTTACGTGCTCAAGTGGCAAATTATTTACGCAAAAAGGGTGATAAACCCTTTGAATCTAGCGATTTTATCGTTGGATATCGCCCCAAAATGCAAATCAAACCTATGTCTGTAGAAGAGCTTTATAAGC